ATTGTTAGATACTTATATAAAGACACTAAAGGTGCTGAGTATCGCCGTCGTATGGAATCTCGTGCTGGTAGACCAATGGGTCAAGATGACTTCTTGAACTGGGCTACAGCAACTCAAGATAAATTGTTTAAGATGTATCCAGATCCTAACATTCGTCAGATTGTTTTGAATAGAAACGTCAGCATTGACGAAATGACTGCAGCATTAAAGAATAGACCAGATCTATTACCTGAAATTGATGGACCAAACATCGATCTATCTGATTTAAATCGTTTAGAGCGTGGTCTGGTTAAGACTCAAGGTGCTATTGATGCAGCCTGGAGAGTCTTAGCAGCATCTGAAAATAGAATGGTTCGTAATCCACTCTTCCTTACTTACGTAAGAGAAGAGATGAAAGATCTTATTGCAGCAGCACAACGAAATGGTATAAATCCATCAGATGCTGTAGTTAATAATCAGTTCCGTCAGGTTGCATATCGTAAAGCCACAGATCGTGTAGAGAGAACTTTATACTCCTCACGTCGTTTAAGTAATGGTATGTATGCAGCACGGTTTGCAATGTCTTTCCCTCTAGCATTCTTTAACTCACAGGCTGTGGCTCTTCGCCTTATGGCAAAGAACCCAATGAACGCCTATTGGTATGGAAGTATTGCCAATGCCTTCGATAACTTCGAATCATATGAAGATGAAGATGGTAATACCTATAAGTCAATGAAGGATGTACCAGCAGGTAAGAATGTAACTGTTAAATATCCAATACCTTATGGAGATAAACTACCAAAGGTAATTAAAGATTCACTTAAACCATATACTGATTCTCGTGGTGGTGGATTAAAGTGGAATCCAAAGCAAATGGAGTTCATGATTGCTGATCCAAGCGTGTCTTGGTTTGGTGGAGTTACATTATCTGAACTTGTTAAGAATGGATTCACCGCACCAGGTGGATTATGGAAGATTTATGGCGAGGATATATCTGAAGGACTAAGAAGTACCTTTGGAGATGACTTCTATGAGAATAGCTTGCTTTATGCTGGCTATCCAATCGAAGGAAAGAATGCAGCAGCGACTGCAATCAATGCAATAGTTCCAAGTTATCTACAATCTTTAATTGATTCAGGAAAGATCCCTGGACCAATCGCAGCAGCAATGTCAGCAGTTGGTTTAGATAAGAGTGAGCGTTTCGCAGATGATGTGAATATGTTCTTTAGAGTTCAATACTCTGAATGGGATCGCAATGGTCGTATAGGTAATCCACCTAACATGGATTCTGCTGCTAAGGCAGCAGGCAATATGGCATTTATTAGATCTATAAGCCAGTTCTCTGCACCTATTGCCACAAGCTTTGATCCAGTAACTAGGGCTGCAACTCAATACTATAGCGACCTGGTAACTCAGTTTAATGGTGATTACGATAAGGCTCAAGATAGATTTGTTCAAGACTTTGGTGTTGACGGTCTAGCATTTATTGGATCTAACCGAAAGAATATAGCAGGAGTAGCAGCAAACCTATCCGATATCAAGATGCTACGTAATAACCCAGAGTTATTAGAGAGTATCGGTAGATACGATACTAAATTTGCACAGATGTTATCTACTGGTTATGGCGATTTAACGGATGAGTACTCAACCGAAGTTGCTGCTATATATAAAAGATTAAATTTTCCTGGTGGATATAACTCACCATTGACTCAACAAAAGAGTTCTGAAGAAGTAAGAGCATCTGTTGAGGCAAGACGTGGATGGTATGAATATGACAAGCTCTCTAAGTGGAGAGATGCCATGATGTATCAGTATGCCATTAAATCTACCTCAGAAGCTAGATACGAAACAACTGGCATGAAGGCATACTTTAATGACCAAGTTGCACAGATTAGTAGCAACTTTAAAGGTTGGGCTGACGAACGTCAGCAGGGTCAAAAAGACTTTTGGAATGTAACCGTTCCAGTAATCGAAGAGATTGTTAATAACCAGAAGTGGATGAACCATGCTGGTAAACAAACTAATAAGTGGAATGAAATTTCCTTCTACCTTCAACAGATTAAGCAATTTAAAAAAGAATACGACTTGGTTATGAATGATCCACGTCGTGAAAAAGATCTAAGAAGTCAATTGTCTCAATGGCACTTTGATTTTCTACAAGTAGCGGGAGATGATTTTGACGCATTCTCAGCAAGGTGGTTTGAAAACATGCCTCAACTAAGTACAGATTTGGTGGTGAGATAATGGCTGAACCAAGATACGGTCCTAATGGAGAAAGTCTAGTTCCAGGAACAGAAGCCTATAAAAAAGGTTCAAAGATTCCACCTCAATTTCCAGCGACATCAACCTCTACATCAAACTACCCTGAGTTTAGTTCTAATATTGCAGCAATTAATATCCCTGGCGTACAAAGATCAGTAACTGGTGATGAAGCTAAAGCCTGGTTTAAGTTCTTAAAGAATAATAACAAAGCACGTTACGATCAATTTATTGCAGAACTTGCAGCCAGAGGTGTTCCTAAATCCGCAGCACAAAAAGTGTGGAATGACGCAGTTGACTGGACTCAAGTAGTTGGTGGTGCAACATCTAACCCAGAAGACTACTTAGATATTTTAGATCCATCAGATTACCAAGGTGCTACCAAGAAGTATGGAACTACCAAGGTGCGTGATGAGCGTATGACTCAATACAGCCCATCTGCTGGTGCTCAAACTATTTCCGATACCATGGAACAAGAGCTTGGTCGTACCGCTTCTGCTAATGAAATAGCAGCAGGAACAGCAGCAATGAATGTTGCTGCTACAAAAGAACCATCTATATTTGAAGGAACTACAACTACCGCTCCTGGTGGTAAAGGTTTTGAATTAGGTCAGACAACTACCAAAGGAACTCAAACAACTGGATTTGATCCAACTATGTTTGCTCGTAACTTTGCTCGCAGTCAACCAGACTTCGCAGAATCATTTGCTGCTAAAAATGTATTAAAGATAATCAGTGGTTTATTAACTGATCCAAATGCTATTGGACAGGTGGTGAGTGATGGCAGATAGATATACCGTTAAATCTGGCGATACATTATCCAAGATTGCTGCAGCTAATAAAACAACAGTTGCAAAGATTGTTGCTGCTAACCCTGTATTAACTACTAATCCTAAATACAATGGCGGAAGTACAATCTTTTCTGGAACTAAACTTACTATTCCAACTACTGTTAATACTTCTAAGCCAGTAGTAAATACACCAGGTATTCCTCCAGTAACTGGATCAACTACTAGTGTTTCTCCTGGTAGTAGCACTGTTGTAAATACAGGTATCTCATCTACTGGTGCAACCCAAATGGATACCTTATCTATGGCAACTTTGGAAGCAAAGTTTGGTATTGCTGCTGCCGTTATCGGTTCAGATAAAAGTCTTCAAGATGCTTTAAATAGAATCCTTGGGCTTGATGGTAGTGGAACTATGATTACAGATCCTGCGTTACAGACACAGATTATTCAGGGAACTACTTGGTATAAGAACCAAACAGACACTCAACGTAAACATGCATATTACAAGCAGACAAACCCTGGTCAGTATGCTGCAGATTTAGAATTAAATGCAAGTAATATTATTAAACAATATGCAGGTAATGGTTTAACCATTACTGCAGCAGATGCTATTAAGTATGCAGATCAGATGATGCAACAGGCTGTTATTAAAGATGGCAAAGTTATTAGATATAACCAAGACTTTTTAAACAAGTTAATGGCTGACTCTATTAAGTTTGATAAAACAAATACTTTTGAAAGTAATGGCAAAGTTGTTTATGATCTTGATGGAAAGCTTGAGACTATGGCTCAAGCTTTATATGACAGAGCATATGACTATGGTTACCCAGCAACTACATCAAATGATGGATTTAAAAAATGGTTTGAAGCAACAATCAAAGGATTGGTTGCTGGAACTTTAAACCCAGAAGATGTTGATAATGAATTAGAACAACGTGCTATGTCATTATTCCCTGGCTTAAAAGACAGAATCCTACGTGGTGAAACGGCTCGTCAAGCAGCGGATCCATATCTACAAGCCATTGCTAATACTTGGGAAGTTGATCCAAAAGATGTAGATCTTAATAACGATACTGTTCAACAGGTTATTAACTACACAGATGAAAAAGGAAATATAGTTCCTATGAATATTTATGGCGCAAAGAAGGCAGCAAGGCGTCATGCTAATTTTGATTTTACTCAAACTGCCAAAGAAGAAAAAACAAATATCGGAGCAACAATTCTTAGAGATCATGGGTTTCTAGCATGAGTAGAGATAGTCAAAACTGGGCAAGAACTGTTGGTGCATTTCAAGAAGTATATAAATCTGCTACTACTCCAAATTCCTATGGTGCTTTTAGAGAAGCACCAGTAGTTGACGAGCAAACTAAATTAGCTGGGCAAAGAGCGTCAGAACGTGCCTATGATGCTGCAAAAGCAGGACAAGACTTTACTGAAAACTTTATGTCTAATTCCTCTGTTGGAGGAAAAGAAGCTAACGCTGCTGGCAACTCATTATTAGCACAAGGATTTTCAAAAGCAGAAGCTGCGGCATCTGCACGTTATGCAGGTCAAGCAGCAAAATATTTTGCCGAGAATCCAGACTTAGATCCATTAACTGGACAAAAGAAAGTTACACCAGAAGATCCACTTAAGCAAGAAGATCCACTTAAAAAAGATGAACCACCTGTTGGTGGAGGACCTACTGGTGGAGGTACGCCAACATCATTTATTAATCCAGTAACAGTAGCAACCGCATCTGTCAATGAACAGATACTTGCATTACAAACTCAGATTGCAGCAATGCAATCTGCTGCAGCAGCAGAAGCTGCTAAGCCAAAGGTTGTCGGTCAGAAGACTGTACGTAAAACTGGTGGCGTTGTTGAAGTTTATCAACAAATGTCAGACGGAACCCTTGGTTCAAAACTTGAAGAGTATAAAGATTTTGGTGCTAAAGATTCAGTAATGAAGATGTTTGAAAATACTGGACTAGGTCAAGCATACATTGATTCTCTTATGTCAACTATTGACAAGGTTTATGAAGAGAACATTATGCCAACCGATGCTCAGGTTCTTAATAGTATTTATAATAGCCAGGCTTACAAGACTCGCTTTGCAGCCAATGAAGCAATTAAAAAGCGTATGGCTGATGGCAAGGGAAGACCTGGAGATAGGCTTCTTACACCTTATGAATACATTCAAACTGAAAAAGCTTATGAAGAAATCCTTAGAGAAGCAGGGCTTCCTACAGGATTCTATGACCAACAAGAAGATTTTACTAACTTTATTTCTGCTGGCATAAGCACAGCAGAATTAACTGATCGAGTTAACATAGCCAGAAATGCTTTAAACAATGCCGATGAAGGTATTAAGACGGCACTTAAAGATTACTATGGATTAACCAATGAGGATTTAACAGCATACCTTCTTGATAAAGATAGAGCAATTAACTTAATTGATTCTAGATTTAGATACACAACTGAAGAAGCCAAGAAGATGTACACCTCTGCTGAAATTGGTGGAGCAGCACTTCGTGCAGGTCAAATGTCTGACAAAGCATTTGCTGAAGAAATCTATACTGCTGGTAAAGCAGGTCAAGCAGAGTCTGCGTTCCAGACCGCTGCTACACAACAAAGAGATTACAGACGCTTAATGGGTCTATATGGTGAAACCGCAGGCGAGCAAGATATTGCTCGTGAAGAGTTAGCACTTGCTGGTGGCACTGATGTATCCGTTAAGAAAAAGAAACTTGCATCTAAAGAGAGAGCAATGTTCCAGCAGAAGTCTGCGATTGATACGTCATCTCTTGGTCGTAGATCTAAAACAGCAGACGTATAACTAGTTTCCGTTCCTGATCCGCCAGCCCAGGTAACGTGTATAAGTCTGGTAGTCATCACGTCTACGAATCACTTCCCCTGGTGAGGAGTACGTGTGGTGCAAACCCGATGAGGGTCCAATCAACTATAGGGAGAAAACGCAATGGCAGAATATACAGAGTACGATTTTGAAGATGATTCTTCAGATTTTGGTACTGATCTAGTAAAGAAACTACGTAAACAAGTTGACCTACTTTCTAAAGAAATTAAAGAAAGAGATCAAGTTATTCAGGAGTTTCAAACTTATAGTCACGAAGCTTCAGTAGGAGAAATCCTAGAGAGCTTTGGACTAAATCCAAAAATCGCTCAGTTCATTCCATCGGAGATTGAAGCCGACGAGGATGCAGTTTCTGAATGGTTAACCGAATACGGCGAGGCTTTTGGAATTACTGCCGTTGATGAATCAGAGGCTGGTTATGAACCAGACGCTGACGCTCAATCTTTTGAGCAAATATCAGATTTTGAGAATGGTGATATCGACCCACATGTGGGTCGAGACATCTCTTCACTTATTGCTAACGCATCAAGTCCAGAAGAGTTAACCAACTTCTTAAAACGCTGATAGTCCATATCAAACCCTAATAGAAGGAAATTATGCCTATAACCCCAGCAACATCAACTACGACATCAACAATGTCGAACTTGATCCAGACTGCGTATGATAAGTATATCGAGTTTAACCTTCGCTCAGAGCCAATGTTCCGCAAGTTTGCGGACAAGCGTCCTGTCGATGTAACAAACCCAGGTAATACTGTCGTATTCCAGGTCTACACAGATCTATCACGTCAAACAACAGCACTAACCCAGACTGAAGATCCAGATGCAGTACAGTTGAGCAACACTAACCGTGTTAACGTAACAGTTAACGAGTACGGTAATGCTGTTATTACAACTGAAAAACTTGCTCTAGAGTCTTTGTCTGCAATTGATCCAGCAGTTGCCGACATGTTGTCTTTCAACATGCGTGACTCACTAGATTCTATTGTATGGAGTCGTTTGACTTCTCTTGCAACAGGACGTTTCACAGGAACTTCATCTGCTGATGAATCAACCATTAATGGTGAGAACGTTTCTTCAAGCACAAGCGCAGCAAATATTACTGCAGCACTTGCTCGTAAAGGAGTTGCAAGACTGCGTGGAGCAAATGTTCAACCTCGTGATGGTGGCTTCTACACAGCACTTATCCACCCAGATGTGTCTTATGACCTTCGTTCAGAAGCACAATCAAGCGGATCTGCTGTATGGCAACTACCTCATACCTACACCGAAGCTGGTGTTGGTAACCTATGGACAGGTGAGATCGGAATCTTTGATCAGGTTCGTTACATTGAGACACCTCGTGCAGAATCTATCTCAGGTTCTGGCACATCAAAGGTATACGCAACTGTTCTTCTTGGTAAGCAAGCTCTTATCGAAGCAGTTACTTATGAGCCAAAGACCGTTATCGGTCCAGTAACTGATAAGTTGATGCGTTTCCGTCCAGCTGGATGGAAGGCTCTTATTGGATGGAACATCTTCCGTAAGGAAGCACGTTACGTCATCCAGACGAAGTCAAGCATCGCACAATAGTTATAAAGAAGAGGGGCTGGCAACAGCCCCTCTTCACCCAACAACAATAAAAGGAGAAGGCAATGCCAAATGTAGGCGGAAAAGAATTTAGTTATTCCCCAATGGGGATGGCTATGGCTAAGAAAGCAGCCAAGAAGTCAGGAAAGAAAATGGTAGTAAAACCTGCTATGAAAAAAGCAATGGTTAAGAAAATGGGTAAGAAGAAGTAATGTCATCTAGTGGCACTTATAAACGCCATGATGGTTTCAACCCAATGCAGATTAAAAATGGAATGGTAGTTCGTATAAACAAAGACGGACGTATCAAATCAATACTCGGAAAAGTTGGAGAGTACAAGAAGAATGGACCCAAGGCTTAAAAGAGCAGGTGTATCTGGTTTTAATAAACCAAAGAGAACACCTACCCATCCTAAAAAATCTCATGTGGTTGTAGCCAAGTCTGGCTCCCAAGTAAAAACAATTAGGTTTGGTCAACAGGGTGTATCTGGCTCTCCAAAGAAGTCTGGTGAGACAAAGTCTTACCGACAAAGACGTCAGTCTTTTAAGGCACGTCATGCTAAAAACATTAACAAAGGTGTTATGTCAGCAGCATATTGGGCAGATAAGGTGAAGTGGTAATGACAAAGATATTTCGTGGACCTACTTACCGCTACAAACTTGGTCGTCCTAATGATCTTTGGTTTGTATCTTATCCAATTGGTAAGAGTGTAATTAAAAATAATGGAACATGGTCAACGGTTGTTGTCCCTAAAGACAGCGATCTTGCTACATACCAACGTGTATTGCGTGGCGGGTATGACAATGTTATTACGGACGCTGAAGCTGCTGAGTTAACAGCAGCAGGTTATGGAGATTACATCTGGGATGAGTAACTGTAGATCTGGTTGTAAGACCCAAGACCATGCTAACTGGGGCGAATGTGCAAGAGCAGCAAATTTTAGTATTACAGATCCACTGGCTAATGCGGTATCCAAGCAAGCCAATTCAGAATTAGACGCATATAGAAATGCAAGAAAACAAGGTATTCAACCTAGATCCACAAAGATGCATGATATCAAGGCTGCTGTTATGGCATCCGATACTTTAGGAAAGGCGGTTCAAGCATAATGGCTACGTTAAATCAGTTAACAGAACAAACGCTTGGTGAAGTTAGTGGTTATGTTAAGAACCAAGAGTCAGTAACTATTGCAACTAATACTGTTGCTGCTGGCGATATATCAATAACAGTAGATGATGCCTCTGCTTTAAGTAAGGGTATTATTGAAATTGATGATGAATTAATATATGTAAAGAAATCAGTTGTGGCATCAGGAACAGTTCAGGTTTTAGGAACAAATGCTAATCCATCTGGTAGAGGGTGGCGTGGTACTACCGCCACTAGCCATGTATCTGGATCGGTTGTTAAGAACAACCCTATGTTCCCACGTAGTCAGGTTAAGCGAGCAATCCTTGAAACAATTAAAGGAATGAACTTTCCTGTTCTAGCTAATGAAACATTTACCTTTAATGGTACTGATTATTCTTACATAATGCCTGATGCTTTAGTAGATGTTACTGGAGTATCTTGGGAACTACCAGATTCTTCAGGAGTCTGGGGCTTAATTAAGCGTTGGAGATTAGACACTAACTATCTATATAACGGATCTACTGGTCAAGCACTTATATTAAATGAAGCACCAATGCCAGGACAAACAGTTCGTGTTCAGTATACAAAGTTTCCAACAACTATTACTGATAACCAAGAGTTAACAGTAAGTGGTTTACCAACATCGTGCGAAGATGTAGTTCGTCTTGGTGCTATGTATCGACTGTTATCAACAGTCGACCCAGGTAAGGTAATTGCTACATCGGTATCTGCTGATGCTTTAGATCAACCTGTTTCAGCTGGTGCTTCTACGAATACAGCAAAATATATTTTCCAGCTTTATACCGTCCGCTTAGCGGAAGAGGTAGCAAAGCAACAAGACAACTTCCTAAACACTATCCAGTACTCGAGGTAATAAATGCCAACACCGTCACGCTATTACAGTTCGAATGCTGCTAAAACAACCTTAGCGGATTCGATCTCCTCATCAGCAACCAGCTTAACACTGTCTGCTGCATCTAATTTACCAGCGCAATATCCTTACACACTGATCCTTGAAAAGGATACAGCCAATGAAGAGGTTATTGAAGTAACTGGTCTTGTAGGTTCTTCTTATCAGATCACACGTAACATTGACTCATCTGGTGCTAAGGCACATGCTGTTGGTGCTAACGTCGAACACGGTGTATCGGCTAGAGACTTTACTGAATCAAGAGCACATGAAGTAGCAACTACCAGCGTTCATGGTATATCTGGAGATGTTGTTGGTACAAGCGGTGCTCAAACTTTAGCAAGTAAAACTTTAACAACACCTATTATAAATGGTGCAACCATATCTGGAACCTTTACCTCTACTGCAACTATTAGTGGTGGAACCATTACTGGTGCAAGTATTACTGGACTGGCAACACCTACATCATCTTCTTCCGCTGCAACAAAAGGTTATATTGATACATCTGTAACTAGTGCTGCAGCATCAGCCACAGCTGCTGCCACTTCTGCATCCAGTGCTTCTACTTCAGCATCTAGTGCTGCTACCTCTGCTGCAAGTGCTGCCACAAGTGCTACCGCTGCAGCTACTTCAGCTTCTTCTGCATCTACTTCTGCATCTAGCGCACAAACATTTGCAAGCACAATGGCTACTAGTGTTAGTTCTGCTGCTACTAGTGCGTCTAGTGCATCAACATCAGCTTCTTCGGCTTTAACATCACAAACATCGGCAGCAACTTCAGCAAGTAGTGCAGCGACTTCGGCAACTGCTGCTGCAAGCAGCGCAACCGCTGCTGCATCATCTGCAACTACTGCTGCTGCATCCGTTGCAACTATTGCAAGTTATGCAACTGCTGCTGCGTCTAGTGAGACTGCTGCTGCGTCTTCTGCTACTGCTGCTGCTACAAGTGCATCATCGGCTGCAACTAGCGCATCTTCTGCTGCTACATCTGCTTCAACTATGGCAACTAGTGTTTCTTCAGCACAGACATCTGCATCTTCTGCTGCGACAAGTGCTGCTTCAGCAGTAACTAGTGCTACTTCAGCACAAACACAAGCTACTTCCGCTGCTACCTCTGCAACTTCTGCAGCAACTAGTGCAACTAGTGCTGCTAATAGTGCCACCGCTGCATCATCTTCGGCAACCGCAGCAGCATCAAGTGCAACTTCCGCAGCCGACACATACGATAACTTTGATGATCGTTACCTTGGTGCTAAAGCAACTGCACCTTCAGTAGATAATGATGGCAATACACTTCTTGTAGGTGCATTGTACTTTAACTCAGCAACTGGAATTATGGGTGTGTGGTCTGGATCTGCCTGGGTTGCAATTAATACAACCAGTTCTTACTCAGCACCAACCCTTGGTTCAACACTCATTTCATCAGGAACAACAGTAACAACCCTCAATGGTGTTGTTGATATTGTCCTAACTGGACCAGGAAGTATTACAGACGAACTAACTTTGCTTCTTATGGAAGCACTCTAACAAGGAAAGGTAGTAACTAATGGCTACAACAACTAAGGCTCTTGCTCGTACGGCAGCAGCCACTTCTAGCACAACACTCTACACTGTGCCGACAACAACAACTACAACTGTTGTTTCAAACATTGTATTGGCTAACGCAGCAACCTCAGCCTCAACAGCAACCATTGCTATTGATGGCGTAACGATTGTTCCTGCGGTATCGATCCCAGCTAACTCTGTAGTTGGCTTTGATATGAAGCAGGTTATTCCTGCCAACGCAACACCTAAGATAATTACTGGCTTTGCGTCTACAACTGCTGTGTCTATTCACATCAGTGGAGTGGAGATTTCATAATGGCATTTAATCAATTTCCTTCCAAAGGCGGAATCCCATCAGGTAATACTGCTGGTCGCCCATCTAACCCAGTAATTGGCGATACTTATTACAATGGTCAAGTAGTTGCACTAGAGATTTACGATGGCACAAATTGGAAAGTAATAAGAACCGAAGGTTTCCCACCTGATGCACCAACAATTTCTAGTGTAACAGACTCGTCATCATCTTTTGCTTATTCTTCAACCGCTGGAACTTTAGATGTTGTTTTTGTACCAGCAGGTACTGGTGGAACACCAACTCAATACAATGCATACACCACAACAGGTGGACATAGCAGTTTCACAACAGTAGGAAACACTGTAACGATTACAGGATTAACACCTGGCACTGCTTATACCGTGTATGGTAATGCTCAGAATGGTAGTGGAACTTCAACTAATACAGCCAATGCTACACCAGTAACCCCAACAACTTTACCAGAAGTAAGAACTATCGGAACTGCAACTACATCTGGTGTAACTAGTGCTGTAACTGTTACTTGGACTAATGGAAGCAATGGTGGTAAAAATCTTTCTTCTATAACCATTACTCCATTTCTTAATGGTACAACTGCCCAAACTTCACAAACAGCATCAACAACAAGTTCTACATCTCACTCATTTACTGGTTTAACTATTGGAAATAATTATACATTTAAAGTAAAAGCAACTAATGCTAATGGAACTTGCGCTGATTCAACTGCTACTAATTCTGTAACTATTGTAGACCCAAATGTAACAGTTCAATATTTAGTTATTGCGGGTGGCGGTAGTGGTGGTGCACACGGTGGCTCAGGTGGTGGTGCTGGTGGATATAGGTCCTCAGTTACTGGTGAAAGTAGTGGTCGTGGTGCTAGTGCTGAGTCAGCAATCAATTTTGCAAAAGGAAGTGCATACACAATTACTGTCGGTGGTGGTGGTGCCTCAGTTTCTAATGCCCCTGGAAATAATGGTTCAAACTCATCTATTTCAGGTAGCGGAATAACTACCATTACTTCAACTGGTGGTGCTGGTGGTAGGTCCAGTGAAGGTGTGGGTGGAGGAGTCGGTAACGGTTTCTCTGGCGGTTCTGGTTCTGGTGCAGCATCACAACAAGCAGGACAACCTAGTTATTCAGGTGGTGCTGGAACAACTGCCCAAGGTTATGATGGTGGTGGTTCATTGCCTGCCTATAACCAGGGTGGCGGAGGTGGTGCTGGTTCTGCTGGTACTACTGGTACTACTTCACCAAGCGTTGCTGGTAATGGTGGTAATGGAGTAGCATCTAGTATTACTGGTTCATCTGTTACTCGTGCTGGTGGCGGTGGTGGAAGTTCACAATCTGGCACTAATGGTTCAGCAGGAAGTGGTGGTGCAACTGCAGGAGTGGCATCAGGAAGTGGTAATGCTACTGCAAATACTGGTAGTGGTAGCGGTGGTTGCCATAACGGCGGAGGGTCAACTGCTGGCTCAGGTGGAAGTGGAGTAGTAATACTTAAAGCAGCAGTTAATGCAGTATCTACAACAGGTTCACCTTCTAACCCAAGCACTGGTATATATATATTTAATGGAGATGGGAGTATAACTTTCTAATGGCACACTTTGCAAAATTAGATGAAAACAATATTGTTCTTGCTGTTCATGTTGTAAACAATGATGTTATCACCGTAAATGGTGTTGAGTCAGAAAAAGCAGGTGTTGATTTTTTAACATCATTACATGGACATAATTCATGGATGCAAACTTCTTACAATGCAGCAACAAATGGATTTAGAAAAAATTATGCTGCAGTAGGATACCAATATGATAGTTTATTGGATGCGTTTATTCCATTACAGCCATACCCTTCTTGGAAATTAAATACTACAACTTGTCAATGGGAAGCACCTATTGTTAAGCCAGAAGATATTGAAGGTTATGCTTGGAAATGGTTTGAGATTAACAAAGAGTGGATTAAAGTAGTATCACTTATAGAAAACTAAAGGAGATATAAATGGACAGATTAAAATTAACAACAAAACAAAAGGCAATACTTAAGTCATACCTTCGTGGTGTATTAGTTTCATTCTTAGGATTCTTAGCAAGCAATGAACTTGGATTAGATCCAATTGTATCTATTGCTGTTGCTGCAATTGCTGGTCCTGCAGCCAAGGCATTGGACAAGACAGAATCCGAATACGGTATAGGTTCTAAAGAGTAATGACTACCAACGAATGGGCTGGTATCGCAGTAGCGGTAACCACAATAGTCGCCAGCTTTGCTGGCTCAGTTCGTTGGCTGGTAAAGCATTACCTTAATGAACTTCGCCCGAATGGGGGCAGCTCGATAAAAGATTCCATTTCTAGATTAGAAACTAGGATTGACAGTTTATTTGAACTAGTGGCTGGAAAGAGTAATGAATGAAACCTGTAGTCAAGAAAGCCACACCTGCTGCAATTGCTGTGTTGCGCCAAGCGACGGCATTGTTTCCAAAGAGGAAGAAAGCAAGCGATGGTCTACTACCATCTGCTGCTCATCAAGTAGCCAGTCCTGATTCAGACCACAATACTGGTCTAGCAGCAGACCTAACCCATGATCCTGTTGGTGGAGTAGATTGTAAAGATATTTACAATCGACTTAAAGAAGATAATAGAGTTTCTTATTTAATATTTGATGGTCGCATTTGGTCTAAACAAAAAGGCGATAGAAAATATACTGGTGCTAATAAGCACGTAAAACATTTACATATATCTATTAAAGATGAATGCGGTAATGACACATCACCATGGTTTAAATGGATGGAACAACCAGAAAAGAAGTAGGAGATAGAGCGTGGCAACAACCAACAAATATCTTAAAGGCGATCTGCCTATTGCAATTAGCGTTAACATCCCTACCGCTTTGGTTAGATACCAACGTGAGGATTTTGCTGCTAGTTATGCTATAGGTAATACACCTTGGCTGTCTGCTGCCTCCGACAATAATCGCATTAGTCGTATTACTACGACATACCAGAAGGAACGTATTGATCAAAGCGCAACTGCTGGTGAGCAGTCGCTATCTAACTGGTGGTTAAGATCTGCTACCTCATGGCACCATGGTGCGGGCGAAAGATTCTATGACGCTGAGTCATCTGATCTATTTAGATTCTATGAATCAAACAACGTAGATCCTTGGACTCTTGGTGAGCTTAAGTTATTACCAGCAACTACACAGTTAAGTACATCAGCAGCAACTTACCCAGCAACTGTATCGGGTGGTACATTTTTTATATCAGGCGGTAACGTAAATTTTTATAATGGAAGTACAACAACCTCAACATCTTTAGGAACATCTACTACCGCACAATCATTAACATCAGATGGTACCTTTGCAATTGTTGGTGCTAGTAATGGTATCTATCAGGTGAGCACAGCCTTGGCTGTGACTAAACTATGGAACAAACCAACCGCAGTAACAACACAAACCGTTCAAGCAATTGGTTATGTTAAAGATCGTATTGTTGCTGGAATTAAACATGATAATACTGATATGCATTTATATGAATTATCTCGTAATCCAAGTTCTCCCCCTGCTACTATGTCAAATTCAGAAGTAAGATTTACTTACCCAAATACATCTTTAACATTTAACTCTATATCAGAGTTGCCTGGTTCTATTATAGTTGGCTACACACAAGGTATAATATCTAAAATACAGTCTTATACAATTAATGCAGCATCTCCATTAGCTGCTATTAATGATCCAGCTATTATTGCAGAACTACCTAGGGGTGAAACATTAAATCAAATTCGTTTATACTTAAACGAGTTTGTTGTTCTTGCTACATCTAAAGGTGTTCGTGTAGGTGCAGTCGGTACAGACGGTACATCATTTGTATATGGACCTCTTAATGTCACTGGTAATGTATCTGACTTAGCCTTTGACCAGTCTTATATATACGCAACTAGATCTGAAACGGTATCTGGATCTACTGGATTGTGGCGGATTAACCTAGGTCAAGCCGTAGGTAATGGCTATGCTTATGCATCTGATTTGGTTATTGATAGTAGTTCACCTAATGGTGTTTCCTTTATTGGTACAACAGGACAAAAATTTATTACATCATCTACTGGAGTATGGCTTGAGTCTGCTACAGTTAAAGCAGCATCTGGTTATTTAAAATCTGGCTGGATTAGATGGGGTACTAGCGAAAGAAAACAACCAGTATCTTTGTTGATCAACTCAGATCCAGACAGTAGTGGAACATTAGGATTTACTGTTGAGGATCAAGATGATCAACTTATAACTATTGGATCTACTCCATTAGGTATGAGTACTGAAATTACTTTAGCTGGTTATGTACAACCAGCCGATCACTTTGAAATTACATTTAACTTTACTAGAAATTCATCTGATACTACCAAGTCACCTTTATTAGAGGAGTGGCAGATACGTGCATTACCTGCACCACAAAGATCTAGAACATTAACCATCCCATTACTATGCTATGAAGAGGAACGTGATCCTAATGGAAACACAAACATATCAATCCCATGGGAACGAATCTCATACCTTGAACGTATTGAGCAGAATGGTGGAGCAGTACTCTACCAAGACTTTTCAAGTGGAGAAGAAAGAATCTGTGTTATCCGTGCTATTCAGTTTGAGCAAGTTGCACCTCCCACTTTTGCGAGCGGGTTTGGAGGAATAGTAACTGTTCAGTTACAAACTATTGACACTGAACAAATTGTTTCTTAATGGATACAAATAAATTATTGACACTTGTTGGACCAGATGAAAGAAGTGAGCTAGTCACGAAAGTTCGTGTGGCTCTTAACGTTGCTGGCGATGATGTGCTTGATGCTCCCCTACAAGAAATGTTAAAAGGGTTGCAGCGTCGCTATGACATCCCAGCAGTCGGGTGCATCAATATAGCCACGCTGGATGCGCTCGCAGTTGCTCCACCAGAATGGTAGGGCTAGAAGGAGAGGGGGATCTTAATTGATCCCCCTCTTTTTTTATTTATATAATTTTTTTTAACCAGATCTGAGAGTTGTCTTCTATCTTTTCAACTCTTCCAATAAGTAAATGACACAATACATCTATTGCATATTTTGGATCATAGAAGTCACCTTTATTCATGGTCCATATATAATCATCAAATGCAATTAGTCCACCAATAACTGTTTGTTCATATGCATTCATACCATCACGCAATACAGCAAATGCAGAATGATCACCATCTACATATATAAAGTCATAACCCCCACCAGACATAGCAAAGAAAACATCACTTCTTTTTTTGGTTGGTATTATTTTATTCTTCTCAATAGCTTCTTTATTCTTTTGGTAGTATGTATCCCATACATCATTCCAATCCATATTTTTATGGATCTCTTCATCAGACCCTTGCCATGTATCTACATCTATGAGGCTAGAGGATTCATGCTGAAGGATGTTATCTACCATCCATTTAGATGCATCTCCTGTATATGCGCCTATTTGAACACAGCGCAAGGCTGTGTTCGATAATGGCAGTAAATGTTTTTCAAAGTTTATTCTTGCATTACTACCCTCAAACCAATTTGGGTATGTCATAGTTTCCTATTCTTTTCACGGCTCGCCCTAAGCGAGCCTTTCCCACCCACCACCCTTTAACTTTATCAGATTATTGGTAAGAACTACAAGTGTGTCGTTACCAAGGAATGTCACTTGGTTGTATTACTCTTCTGGTATGAATGAACTTCCTCCGCATAGATCCTATAGCCAGTTATCTACTTGGCAATCCTGCCCACAGAAATACTATCTTAGCAAAATAGCTATGGTTCCAGAGAAACCTGCGGTGTATCTTGCTGCTGGTTCTGCTGTCCACTCCATGCTGGAGTGGCTCAACCACGAGTTCTATAAGAAGCAACTTGACAATTGATCAACGTGGTATACCAAGCAATGAGTGTATCAACTGTGGCTCAAACATACAGGTTATTCGTGCAATCTTTAATGACTATGAATTGGTTATGTGGTTCCTTGATTCTTTCTGTGCGAACTGCGGTTCGCCTATGACCGCACCTACCCCTGTGGATAACCCTGATTACAAAGAGGGTGATGATGAACTCTATTGATTTGACACAGAAGTGGCTTGAGGTATTTAATGATGCCGTCAAGGAGACTGAAGAGAAATCTGGTATTCCCTCGACAGAGTGGAAGACGGCTGGACGTAAGACCACCTTACGCCCAGACGGAGAAGATCTATCGTTTTGGCAAAGCGATGGACTCAAGCAGGTAGAGGCGTACCAGAAATGGTACGAGTCTTCTGGTTGGCAAATTGCTACGATGCCTGATGGTCGTCCTGGAATTGAATGGGCAGCAGATGTTCACTTCGGGGGAACACCAGTTCGCTTTATTGTTGATGCGATCTATCAAGTAGGGGAAGACTTGGTAATCGTTGATTACAAGACAGGTTCTAGGACACCATTCGGTATGATCCAAGCAGGCTTGTATGCCTCTGGTATTGAAAAAGCTTTAGGTGTTCGCCCTAAGTGGGGCGCATTCTTTATGACAAGACAAGGTACGCTTGACGATCTTATAGATCTGTCGCACCTTACTATGGATTATTTTGATTATGTATTTGGTGCAATGAACCATTCGGTATTGAACGGATGGTTTCCACCATCCGTCGGTGATTCATGTCGGATGTGTTCATTCCAATCTCAATGCCCAGCAATGGGTAGTACAGATTTCCCACTGAAAATACCAACAACCAAGGGAAAGAAAGGATGAACATAGATGACTGAATCTAAGTTCTCGTATACAGGCAAGCTAAACAGCACAGACTTATTCACCGTAAGAGGTGATAGTGCTGAGGAGTTTGCTACCAACATGCAGGCTGCAGTCGAGGCAATCAAGGCAGCAACCGAACTACAGATCGCACTAGGTGGTCGTGGTGGCATGACATCAATGGATAAAACGGTACAAGCATTAACTAATGCTGGATTAAATCCAACAGTAGTTAGTTCTGGACCTACCTCTATTGAGGTTGTCAAAGATAAGTACAACAATGAATGGACATATGGACACCCAGATGCTCCAGATCTACCAGATGGTCGTGGCAAGTACGCTAAGAAGAAGGGCGTATCCAAAGCTGGCAAGAACTATGTAGGTTGGTTTGATCCTGCAAAAGGACCAAAGCCATTTACAGTAGGCGCAGTAGAAGCCGAAACAATCTGGACTAAGTAATCCATGCGTACCTTATTGCAAGTAGTAGGAGTGGAATCTCCAGCAGGGCATGCCCTTCCTGAGATTCTTCCTCAACTCACCAGCAATCAAGTTGTATTCCGTCAGGCACAATTACACTTGGTTGCAGCGCAACCAGGTGGTGGTAAAACCATGCTTGCTTTATGGTACGCAATCACATCTAAAACTCCAGCCTTATATTTTTCAGCAGACTCTGATTCTCGAACGATTGCTCTTCGTGCAGGTGCAATCCTTATGGATAGATCAGTAACTGACGTGGAAAGAATGATGGACTCGGAGGCATCTGTCCTCCTAGAAGATGCACTGGCTGATGGTGCTGGGCATATTCGATTTAGTTTTGATCCGTCTCCTTCTTTACAAGATATCGAAGAAGAGATTGAAGCTTGGATTGAATTGCACGGTGCTCCACCATCAGCAATTTATATTGATAACTTAATGAACGTCGCTGCAGTTAGCGATAATGAGTGGACAGCACTGCGTGATGCAATGTCTGCATTCCATTACATGGCTAGAGAATATGAATCAGCATTTGTAGTTCTACACCATGTATCTGAAAATGAAAAGATGTCTAAGCCTAACTACCCAGCACCACGTAAAGCTTTAATGGGTAAGGTCTCCGCCTTACCTGAACTGGTACTGAGC